ACCCTTGCCGGTGTTTCTAAGGTGGGCACATACACAGGCAACGGCACAACGCAAACTATTAATTGCGGCTTCACTGGCGGCGCTAGGTTTGTTCTCATCAAGCGCACAGACTCAACTGGTGATTGGTATACCTACGACACTGCTCGTGGAATGACTACGCTGACAGACCCGTATTTGCTTATAAACAGCACAGCGGCTGAAACTGCCACGCTTGGCTCCGTCACTACAGTAACAACTGGGTTTGCGCTTAACGCTGCTATTTTGGCGGACATAAACACCAGCGCAGCAACCTACATTTTCCTCGCAATAGCATAAGGACACATCATGGAAATTCGTGTACGCTCTAACGGTTTAGTAATGCAGGAAGGCGAGCTTCGTGCTTATCTGCAAACAAACTATGACACTTTAACACCAGAGGTAACTGAACTGCTTGGTGTAGATGTAGTGTTGGAAGGCCCTCAAGCAACTGGTGGTAATAAATATCAATATTCAGTGAGACAAGGGGTTGACAATATTGAAGGAAAGTGGTATACTAAGTATGTTTTAGGGCCTGTGTTTACAGATGTTCCTGCTACTGAAACAGAGCCAGCTAAAACTGCTGCTGAACAAGAAGCTGAATATAAGGCTTCTAAAGATGCTGAGCAAGCTAAGAATGTACGTACACAACGTACAGAGAAACTAGCAGCAAGTGATTGGACACAACTTACCGATGCTCCTATTAATAGCTCAGTATGGGCCTCCTACCGTCAGCAGCTTCGTGATGTAACAGCACAAGCAGGCTTCCCTTGGGAAATTAACTGGCCCGTGGCTCCATAAGCATGGAAATACAAGCACTTATTAATATTGTTCTCTCCGTCCTTATGTCTATTGTAGGATGGCTTGCTAGAGAACTGTGGACAGCAGTGCAGAACTTAAAGGAAGACCTGTACAAGCTCCGTGAGGAAATTGCTAAAGACTATATTCCCAAAGAAGACTTTGCTTCATTTAAGAATGAACTATTCACTGCTCTTCGTCGTATAGAAGATAAACTAGAAAGTAAGGAAGATAAATAATGGCTACTATGAAGAAACCTAAGACAAAAGAAGAGAAAGTAATGCACGAGTATAAAGCAGGAAAGCTGCACTCTGGCAAGAAAGGCCCTGTTGTTACTTCCCGTAAACAAGCCGTTGCTATTGCCCTGAGCGAAGCTGGTAAAACAAAGAAAAAGAAGAAATAAATGGCCCTCCCAACTTACCTCCAACTGGTAAACGAAGTATTGGTTCGTATGCGTGAACCAACGGTATCTACTGTCAATGAGAATACTGTGTCTGCTCTTGTGGGTAAGTTTATTAACGACACTAAGCGTTACATTGCAGATGCTTATGATTGGGATGCCTTCAACACTTCTTTTAATATAACAACTACGGCTGACGACAGTGGCCCTTATGTTCTTACAGGTTCTGGCCTACGCTTCAAGATTAACAATGTTCTTGATATTACTTCGTATGCTGAACTAACCCCTATTACCCGTACTCAGCTAGACATGTACCTCTATGGCACTTCTAGCACACAAAAAGCTGCTCCGGGCAACTATGTGCTTACAGGTGTAGATTTAAATGGTGATACACAGGTGAACTTCTGGCCTGTGCCTGACAAAGCCTACGTTATGCGCTTCAGCCTCATTATTCCTGAGGCAGACTTGTCTGGTGATAATGATGTAACCAAGCTGGCTAAAGAGCCTATTATCCTTGGTGCTCTTGCTCGTGCTCTCATTGAGCGTGGTGAAGATGGTGGTATTACTAGCTCTGACACCTATGCTTTGTTCAAGCAATGCTTGGGAGACATTATTGCCTTAGAGCTTGCACGTTCCCCTGAGTTTGATGCTTGGGAAGATGTATAATGGCTCAACAACTACAAGCATATTCAATTTCAGCTCCGGGCTTCTATGGACTAAACACCCAAGATAGTAGCCTTGACCTGCCATCTGGATATGCTCTAATTGCCAACAACTGTGTTATTGACCAATACGGGCGTGTAGGAGCACGTAAGGGCTGGACGCCTATCAATTCCACCTTGGCAGCGTTGGGAAGCAACGATGTGCAGGCCATTGGTGAGCTTGTAATTCGTGATGGTACTTCTTACACCATCTGTGCAGGTAATAATAAACTATTTAAGCTAGTAGGTAGCACACTAACTGAGCTCACCTACGGTGGTGGAGGTTCTGCTCCAACCATTACAGCAAGCTATTGGCAGTTTGCCATGCTGCTCAATGTGTTTGTTATGTTCCAAAGCGGACATGACCCCCTGTACTTCGACCCTACGGTGTCTACAACCACGTATAAGCGCATTAGCGAGGCTGCCACGTACACAGGAACAGTACAGAAGTCTAACACGGTTATAGCGGCTTATGGGCGCTTCTGGCACGCTGATGTAGCTACAGATAAGCTCACTATCCAATGGTGCGATATTAACAGTGCATTCAACTACTCTACTGGCACATCAGGAACACTGGATACATATACAGTATGGCCTAAGGGCGGTGACAGCATTGTAGCACTAGCTGCACATAACAATAGTTTGTTTATCTTTGGTAAGCGTAACATTCTTGTGTATACAGGAGCAAACAACCCTGCCACAATGACACTATCAGATACCATTGTTGGTATTGGCTGTGTTGCTCGTGACAGTATTGCTTACACAGGTACTGACCTTATATTCTTGTCTGAAACAGGTGTTCGCAGTATTCTACGTACAATTCAGGAGAAGAGTAGTCCTATAAACGATTTGTCTAAGAATGTTCGTAATGATTTGATAGAGCTGGTTAAGAATGAATCAAATACATCTAAAATTAAAAGTGTTTATTCTGCTCGTGATGCTCTTTATTTAGTAACTCTTCCTTCTTCCTACATTACATATTGTTTTGATACAAAGAACTTCTTACAAGACGGTTCTAGTCGTGTAACTACATGGGATGGTATTAATCCTACCAGTATGTTCTTTCGTTCAGACGGTACATTGCTCTTTGGTAAACCCGGCTATGTAGCTTCGTACACAGGTTATAAGGACAATGGTCTTGCTTATCGGATGCAATATTTTACTAATCATCTTGACCTTGGTGACCCATCTGTTACCACAGTGCTAAAGAAACTAACAGCTACAATTGTTGGAGGTAGTAACCAAAGTATTACGTTTAAGTGGGGCTATGATTTTAAAGGTAATTATAACTCAGCAACTAAACTAATACCTAATCAGTATTTATCATATTATGGTGTAGATGAATATAATACAACAGCTACCTATTCTAACGGTTCACTAATTCAATCGTTGTCTGTATTTCCTAACGGAGCAGGTAAGGTGGTTCAAACAGGCTATGAAACAGATATATTTGGTTCTGCTTTAAGTATTCAGAAGATTGAGATATTTGCTAAAAATGGCAAACTAATTTAAGGAAAATTATGTCAAACTATACAAAGGCAACGAACTTTGCATCTAAAGATAGCCTCCCTTCTGGTAATACCTTAAAGATTATTCGTGGTACAGAAATTGATACAGAGTTTACAAACATTGCAACAGCTATTGCATCTAAACTCGACGGTGTTCTCACCAACTTCACCCTTGCTGAGGTGTCAGGAACATTGCAATTCAAATATAGTGGAACACTGGTGGCAACACTAGACAGCGCAGGGAACTTTACAACCTTGGGCAACATTGTTTCTAACGGTACAATTTAAGGAATACCTATGCCTAATAGCGCCGCGTTCACCGCCCCTACCACTTATAGTGACCAGCAGATTAAAGATGCTATTACTGCTTCTCGTGCGCAGGGATATACTGATGCTCAAATTATGCAAGGAGCTTCTGCTAATTTTAATGTTTCTCCAGAAAGAGTAAGTTCTTTATTTAGTTCTATTCCTAATTCTGTTTCAGCAGAAGCGTTTAAAACACCTTCATGGGTAGCTAATGCTCCACAAACCATTGGTACGGGAGTAGTTCCTGTTTATCCAATGAAAACAGTACATGGAGGCAACCAAGCTGAAGATACAGATGCTGCCCCTATTGGATATAAATACGACAACGGACAAAGCCAGTATGTTTATCTAGACTTAGCAGGACAGCCTACAGGACAAACTGAAAACCGTGGTAGCGGAATTGGTTCACAGATTCTAGATACAGCTAAAACTTTGGCTCCTTTGGCTTTAACAGCTTTAGGTGCTAACTACCTTCCCGGCTTGCTTGGTGGTGCAGAAACAGGGGCTGCTTCTATTAATCAAATGGTGGCCTCTGGCCTTGCTCCCGGCTCTGTAGGGGCTGCTGGGGCTGCTTCTGGCCTACTAACAGGCGATGCCTTAGCTGCTGCGGCTGGTTTGTCAGGAACTGCTGCTACAACCCTAGCTTCTACCATTGGAGGCGGTGGCGGCTTGCTTGAAACGGCTACGGGTGGTGGCGGCGCGGGAGGTGTATCTCAAGCAGCTCTTAATGAAGCCGTGGCTGCTGGGACATTTACTCCCGGCAACTTGGCAGCAGTAGCTGCTTCAAACGGTTTAACAACAGCAGAACTTATTACTGCTATAGTTGCTAATCCAGAGCTTCTAGCTGCTGCGGGAGGATTGGTAACTGCTGGTGCTACTCCTGCTTTGGTTGACGCTGCTGCTACTGGTGCTCAAAACTATATTGAATCTGGAGGCTCCAGTGTTTCAGGCTCAGGTGGTGGCCCCGGAGGTACTGATGTAATTACTAATCAACCAGTAACATTAAATGAAGCAGTAGCTGCTGGTGGAGGCCCCGGAACTGTAAATTCTTCTGCTACACAAACTGGTTTATTGACAGGAAATGAAACAGCTTTGAATGCTTTGTCAGGTGTAACATCTGCTGTCACATCAAACCCGTCATTGCTAAGTTCTATTACTGGTGGTTTGAGTTCTTTAGTTTCTTCTGCTATTCCTGCTCTTACGACAAGTGCATTAAGTTCATTGCTTCCTACAGCCTTAACCGGCATTGCTGGTGTAATGCAAAACAATTCTGCTGTCGATGCTGCTCGTATCCAAGCAGATGCCATTACAGCAGCCGCTAAAACTGCTGCTGATGCTGCTAAGTTTAAGCCGGTAGGTGTAACCACTGCCTTTGGTAAGAGCAACTTTGGCTACGATGCTAATGGTAATTTGATTAGTGCAGGCTACGAATTACCCCCAGAACTTGCTGCTCAGCGTGATGCCATTCTTAAGGCAGCAGGCACTACTGGCATGGATTGGATGAAGAACACCCAAACTGCTGGACAAGGGTTGTTTAATCTAGGACAAGGTTATGTTGCTAAAACACCAGAACAAGCTGCTGCTGAATGGATGGCAGCTCAGCAGAAGGTGCTACAGCCTGCTCAAGACACTGCTTATGCCCGTATGCAACAGCAACTGGCTAATACAGGCCGTGGTGGGCTGTCTATTGCTCAGGGAACTGGCATGGGAGCTGCTAACCCAGAGGCTCAAGCCTATTACAATGCTCTAGCTCAACAGAACAACCAATTGGCTGCTAGTGCTCAAGCTGAAGGACGCGCTGCTACAACCTTCGGACAAGGGCTTATGTCAGGTGGACTTGATTTGGTTAGCCAAGGATACAATCCTTACAAAACACAGTTTGGTACTGCTCAAAGTGTCGAACAAGCTGGTCAGAATGCTCTGGACATTGGTTCTGCTCTTGGTGGTCGTGCTGCCACAGCAGGCGCTAATGCTGCAAATACCATATACCAAGGTGGTGTAGGTGCTGCTGGTGTATCAGCTAAGGCTAATGCTCAGAATCCCTATGCTTCCTTACTTGCAGGTGCAGCAGGGAATACAACGATTACTGACTTTCTAAACTCATGGATTAATAAGGTTTAATATGACAGATATTGTTCAAGGACTATTTGGAGCTAATCCACAAGAGCTTGCCATGCAGCGGCAGGCTGCTTTGCGAGTACAAGGGAATGCTTATGCTGCTCAAGACCCCTTTGAGCGTGCTAATAGTTTGCTTTACCAAGGAGGTAATCAATTAGCAGGGGCTATTGGTGGAATGCTTGGTGGACAAGACCCACAGATGGTTACGGCTGCTAAAATTGCTGCCATTGTGAAGAATGGAGACCAAACAACCCCTGAAGGCATGATGGCTATTGCTAAACAGTTTGCTGCTGAAGGCTTGTCAGGCCCTGCTTCCTTGGCTCAGCAAAAGGCTCAGGAAATGCAGCTAGGACAGGCTAAGGTGGCTAATGAGCAAGCTCAAACAGCTAAATATTCTGCTGATACAAGTAAAACACAATATGGTATGCAGCA